ATGTTGGGCGTAGCCGATATGGGCGTGATTTTTGTCACTGCCGGTGCTGCCATCACCAAGGGCCAGAAGGTCTACTGGGTTCCAGCAAGTGGCCGCTATTACGGTGCATCTGCTGCTGGTCGCATCCTGCTTCCAAACTGCGAGTTTGACGACAATGCCGCCGCTGCCGGTGAAGTTGTCGCCGTTCGCCTCCGTATCACTCCCGGCAATGATCCAGTCACGGCTGCTGCCTGATTTGGCTCTATAGAAGGACAATCACACAATGCGTAATCTCAACGACGCGGTCGGGGTCGATATCGGCTTTGTCCGTAACCAGTCGCACGTGCTCAATTCCCGTGCGTTCGAGATCGAGTATCCGGAGATGGATTATGCATCTCTGGTTCCGGTCAACACCAACTATCCTGAGTGGGCATCCGGCGTTGACACCTATATCGGTGACAAGGTCGGAGCGGCAAAGTGGCAGTCAGGCTATGCCAAGGACGTACCGCTTGCTGACGTCACCCTGCAGATGGTGTCGAGCACCTTTGCAATGTACGCGGTTGGCTATCGCTGGAATATCGAAGAGCTTGGCAAGGCCACTTTCGCCAGCTATCCGCTGACTGCCCGCAAAGCGACAGCGGCCCGCTTTGCAGCAGAGGTTTTCGTCTGGGAGACTGCCCTTATTGGTGCAGGTCACCCCGGCTGGACTGGTTTCATCAATAACCAGTACATTACGCCGGAAGCCGCGCCAGCAACGGGTACCGCAGCACCACAGACTGCTTGGGTTCTCAATTCTGGTATCGGAAACAAGACGCCGGAGCAGATCGTTGCCGAACTCAACAGTCTGGTGATGGGGCCGCCATCGACCACTGGCGTCCTCACGTCGCTGTTGGCTGATACTATCCTGCTGCCACCGCTCGCACTGACCTACCTGGTCAACACCCCTTACGGCGTAACCAGCCCGAACATGAACATCCTGCAGTATTTCGTTGCAAACAACGAATACACGCGCCGCACTGGCCGCCCGATCACCATCCGCGAACTTCCCGTTCTTTCGACGGCGGCAACTGTCGGCGTAGCAGGTGGTGGCCGTGCAATCGGCTATCGCAACGCGCAGGATGTTCTCGAACTGCCCATGCCGATGCCGTACGGTTTCCTGAACGTCTACCAGGATGGCCCGCTGCAGTACACGGTTCCGGGCATCGGTCGCGTCGGCCAGTTGCAGATCTTCAAGAGCAACGGCGTTCGATATCTCGACGGGATCACGCCGGTTCCGGCCTAATATCCATCACGGCCCCGGCAAATTGTCGGGGCCTTTCTCTTTAACGAGGCGACCAATGCATCGTATCAAGAACCTGACCAACTCGCCCTACGACATTCGCGTCAAAGGCGGCAAGACTGAACGCCTTCCGGCTCGCGGTGAGATCACGGTTGACGTTGATCCGCTTCATTTGCCGCTTTATCGCACGATTGGCTATTTCCAGTTGTTCGAGGGGCCGGCTGTTCCGAGTGCCGAGCATGTCGGCAACTGGGTTGACGGCAAGCCCGTGGCCGAGAAAAGGGCGAAGGCTTCCAAGGATGTTGACCCGGAACTTGCGAAACTGCGCAAGGATTACGCCGACCTGACCGGCAAGAAATTCTATCACAAGTGGGATGTCTCGGAACTGCAGAAGCGGATTGACGCTGAACTGGCTGGTTGACCATGGCCTATGAAGACCTCACGCCGGCTAGGTTCAAAGCGCTCAAGCCTCAGTTCGCCGCAGTTGATGATGCTGTAGCGCAGAGCTACATCGATATGGCTTCGGTCTTTGTCGACCAGTCATGGCCTGAAAAGCTCTATGAGCAGGGATGGGTAGCCTACACTTGCCATCTGATGACGTTGGATGGCCTGGGAACCGATGCAGAGAGCCGCTCACAGGCTTCCGGGCGTTCTCAGTATCAATCCATCCGATCAGGAGAATTGACGCTCACACGGTTCCAGAAAGCCGCAGGAGATACGTCCTATGGTGACTGGCTGTCTCAGACCAACTGTGGCGCCTATTTCTTCCAGCTTCTTCGAATGGTCAAAGGTGGCCCGCGTGTTGCCGTTGGTGCTGTCGGAGGCTGCTTGTCTGGCTATGCGAAAGATTGGCCGGGGCCGGCTTATGGCTGGCCCAGTGTCTTCGGAGGTTTGTGATGTCCGGTCTTCTCGATACAGTCGATATCCAGCAGCTGTTCGGCGATATCTTTTCTGACATCTACGGTGACGGCCAGTTGATCACGGTCACGATGGTACGTGGTCCCGGTGGCGTTCAGATACCGCAGGAATCCTCAGTGCCATGCAAGGTTCAGGTCGACCGAGCCGATGAAGCCATGCGACAGTCTGCCGGATATACCGACACAGATGTAAAACTGATCATCCTGTAGTCTGGTCTTTCAGACAAAGAGCCTGACGGTGACAGCATTGTGGTCGCGCAGGGCAGGCGTTGGAAAGTGTCAGGTGTCCGATCAGACCCGGCTCGGGCAGCTTGGATCATGCGCGGCATAAGACAGGCTTCGGAGTAACGGATATGGCAAAAGCTAAACAATCAACCCCGGCGCAACCGTCTTCGAGGTGGTTCCGCGTCATCGGTGAGCGTTTTGACTGGATCATAAAGCCCGGTCTGATGAAGTCATTTCAGCGAGGTCAGGTTGCTTATGAGCCACAGGCTTGTATCGACGCGGGCTTGTCCGGTGGATTGATCGAAGTGATTGAGCGTCCCGCAGGCGCGAAGGTCGGTAAGGACGGGAGTGTCGTCCTTGGCAGTTGATCTATCTCGCCCATTGAAAGCGGCCATTGTCGACCATATCGCGGCCGATCCCGGAGTTCTGGCATTTGTCCCGCTTGATCGCATCTATGCGATGTCAACGCCTGCGAACCCTGTCTGGCCGTTCATTCGATACGGCAGCCCGATAACCGGTGGTTTCGAGGCTACTTGTTGGAACGGCAGCACTACGCGAGTGACCATCCATGCCTTTGCCGAGACGAAAACGACCTATGCGGGCGAAGACAGGGCGCTTGATATAGCGGCTGCTATCGTCAACGCCATGGGCTTATTCGCTCCTGACGGTCTTGGGGTCATCGAATGCGAATGGCTCCAGACCAGATGCATACAAGAAGATGGCGAAGCCGATCGATGGCATTCCATCACTGAGTTTGACGTGACGGTTATCGAGACCGTCTGACCAATCACACCTTCAACAAGCCATGACGCCGCGCCGACGAGGTGACGGCGCGTTTTGACATGGAAAGGAACAAGTCACATGGCACAGCGCGATTACAGCGTTCGCTTTGGCGCCCAGCAGATCCTTATCGGACCCAAGTACACACCCGGCGAGACCACGCCGCCAGCAGGTGCGATCTTCTCAGCTCCGTGCGGCATCACCGGACTTACGCGACAGATCACCACGAATACGAATGACGTTGCTCTGCCTCCCTGCAACGCGCCTGATGATCCGATCTGGCTTGGTATCGACATTGTGTCTAAGCGCATGCAGTCGACGTTCACCGGAACTCTGGCAGACGAAGCGCTTCCGCTCTGGGATGCGTGGTCGCAGGGCTCAGATCTCTATTGGTGCCGTTGGTATCGCAATCTCGGTGCTCCGAATGCTGGTTACTGGGAAGGCCCTGCGGCTATGACCGAGTATCA